GTTCCTAAAAGTTTATTAACGTCATCAGCAAGTGTATGTCCATAATAAGCACCCGTAAGGTTATCGGTTTGCATTACATCATTACAAAGTGCAATCAATAGTCTTCCTACTTTCCTAATCATTATTTCACATTCTGTTATTTTTTGACATTGCTCCTCTTCTATACATTCTTCCATTATTTTTATCCTTTTTTATCTTTACTTAATAAATGAGTTATGAGTAGAAGGATTCGAACCCTCACGCCGGTTACGCCACCACGCACCCATTTTATTCACCGGACTGGGTACTGCACTCATAACATTTCAAAACATATTCATTACTGCATTTTTAAAAGTTTCATATCTTCATCTGGAGCAGTAATAAACCAATTAAAGAAGAGTGATTTTTTAAGTATTTTCTTTTGCACTATGATTGTATTATATTCTACTATTTTAGTACGTAAATCTTTAATAAATCCAGCCATATTATCTTGATAGCCTTTATACTTGAAATCTGTAAATGTTTTATCATCTACTTTTAATACTGCTCTATCTGCGTACATTTCAATAGAATTAGAATATTGACTACATGTTGCATCCCAAAAAGATCTTGCGTCAAGGTAGTTCACATATGACCATAAACTTTGTATAGTAATAAATATAATAAAAAATATAAAGATAGATACAATCCATCCAACACATATATTTTTTATACTACTGTATTCGGGCACAATAAAATAAATAATAAATAGAACTGCAATAAACGCTAATACCCCTAAAATAATAAACATGTTTTTATCCTCCTTTTTTTAATTTTACTATAACACAGAAATAGAGATATACTCCAGAAAAAAGAAAATTTATTTAATTTTTATAAAATAATAAACATGTTTTTATCCTCCTTTTTTTAATTTTACTATAACACAGAAATAGAGATATACTCCAGAAAAAAGAAAATTTATTTAATTTTTATAAAATAATCAGGGTGACACCAGATGTATCCATAAATTATACTACAATGTAGGTTCGGTGAGTGGTCTATGATCAAAGCTAAAACTACGACCATGCCCTCACCCTACGGCATTACACCCTACCAAGCACAATGTTCCGTGCTAATGTTTCAGTATAAACATCTTTACTATTATTCTATTCTTCTTATTCAAGGAAATTATCTCCCTTTTTTACTATTAGGTATAAGTCTTAAAATATCAAAGAATACTTCGGCATCTAAAATAGTAATATATTCATGTCTGGTTTTTTTCATAAATAATATCCAATCAGTTCCATTCATTTGATTATCTTTTGCCTGTTTAATAGCTCCCGACACATCCCATTTTTCTTGATTTTTTACTTCAACAGACCAAGGGAACATCTCTTTAGCTTCCCCAATTAATCTAATATCAACACCAGATTGACCCATCTCTCTAGAAGCTATTTGCTCCTCAGATCCCCAAGGCAATCCAATTAACATTGATATTTTTTTAGCTACCCATTGTTGGGCTTTTCTTGCTTTTGCTTTCCTGCTTGCTATTGTTATTGGTTTCTTTTTTATTGGCATGTTTAACTCCAATCAGTAAATATACCTTTATCATCAGCTTTCAGTTCAACAGGATCTTTGAGATGTAAATTAGTCTCTCTATTTATTCCATGATTTTTATCAAAGTAGAATAACTTCTGACTTGGAAGATTAGTAAGTCCCATTCTATTAATTGATAATTCAGATCCACCAACAAGAGAACCATTTAAAAGTATTTTTGAATCACCAATATTGGCTGGCTGATGATGATGGGCTGATAATTGATAATGCACCATCATATTATATAAAGAAGGTAATCTTCGGTACATTCTTTCCAATCCATAAAAAGGAATTCCCATCCATCCTTTTGAAGCATCACCATGATTCAATAGAAAAATAAAATTACCGTGTTGTACTACCATTGATGGACTTTCTGAAACGTATACGCTTACATTTTTCTGATGCGCTAAAGTTTGTTTTAGACTTTTATAAAAAAGATAATCGAAATTAGTCTTTTTATGGTTCATGCCATAGGCTCCCGGTCTTCCATGATTTCCGGTCACGGTAAAAATCTCAACTTTAGGAAAGTATTTTGCCAATTCCAAAATAGCATTAGCTTCAACTTCAACACTCAGAAATAGTTGGTCGGTGAGATTTAAATCAAGATAAAAAGCCTGTCCTTTATAAATACTCTCACCTGTTACTTGATCCCCTAAATGATGGATTACAAGTTTATTTAAACCAAGGCTTCTTTTATCTTGTTCGCGAAATAGAATTAATTTTTTAACCCATCTTCCAACACGTCTTTTGTAAGCATCTTTGTTATAAATATTTAAGTTCTGAACTAAACTTGGTTCTAAAAATTCACCAACATGGGCATCACTACGCATTGCATGTGCTTCTAAGTCCTCAGTTTTTATTTCTCTTTTCGGAACATTTACTGGTTTAATATTCATCTTGGCTATAGCAGCAAGGCAATTATTTATAAATGCCTGGGTAATATTTCTCTCTTTATCAATCTTTGAAAGTAGAGATTTATTTTGATTGGCAAGAGCAATATGAGCAGAGTCACTAAATGTGGTTGATTCCATATCTAATGCTTTTGCCTTCAATTCATTCCAAGATCCATATTTCCTCTCCAATGTTCTTCGTGATGGTTTTGGCATCTGTAGTTTATCATAAACATTTGCCACTATTGTATAGCCACATTTTTCTAATACAGATTTGAATTGTTCCAATTGTAAATCTTTTGTTTCTTTTGTCATATTGTTCCTCTATTTCATGTTAAAATTTGTGATCCACTCATTTAATACTTTTGATTGTTTAAAACTTCTAAAATCATATTTATCAAGTATCTCAATAAAATCTTCAACATAAAAAATTTCATCTACAGCAAAATCAGGACATTGAGTACCTTCAAATGGGAGTTTTACAAGAGCTTCATTACGTTCAATTATTTCAACGCCGTTTACAATATTGTTATACGCCTTAGTGTGATTACCAAGTTTACCAGTTAAGTATTTAGCTGCAGTTTTATCACCAACATTGTCTATTCCCCCCACTGTGTCAGATGTACAACCAGCTATTTGTTTAACCATTGCCCATTGTTTTGGTTCTATGCCCCATTGTATAGTAAATAATTCTTTTGTCAATACCTCCTTTGTTTTTGGACTAAACATTCTAACGTTAGGTGCAAGCAATTGGTATAAATCTTTATCTCCAGACACTATAACAAATTCCATATCGTATGTCAATGAAATTATTGCCATAATATCATCAGCTTCCAATCCTGTCTGGATAAAGCTGTTTTTAAACCCGAATTTAGGAATAGTATACATTCGAAGTTCATTGAATTGCTTATAGGCAAATTTCTCAAATGTGTAATCTTCTTGAGAAATTGGGGATCTTGTTTTGTAGGAAGGATAAATTTCTTTTCTTTTATTTTTTTTAGAATCCCAACAGAATATAAAATTTGGGGTGTCAAATGTTTTACTGATAGATAACATTTTTCTTAGAAATCCAAATACTATTCCTACTTTTTGTTCACTGTAAGAAAGATCTCCAATAGTATGTTTAACCGCATGACATATTGCATGACAGTCTATAATCATAGTCGGCTTCATATTAACTCTTTCTATCTTCCATTTGTCTATAAATGGCTTCAAATACTTTATTTTCAACAAATGCCTCTACTTCTGTAAATTCAGAGTCCAAATCAAGGCTATCTGGAACATCCCCATCTAAACCCATCGTCACTTCAAATGGCTCAAACTGTTCTTCTTGAATAGCTTTACGCACAAGACATGTGATTCTACGATTTGTTAGGTGCATATTTTTCACCATTTTTAAAAGTTTTGACATCCCAGATATTAATCTTACTACTTTCTGGATGATCGTATGCTCCACCTATACAAACCGGAATAGCCAGCAGTTTTCCATTTTCAAATGTAAAAAAAGCACCTCCTATTGCAAGTTGCACTAAAGATATCATAAAATCCAAGTTTTCCTGATTATATTCTACATTACTATTCTCAAGATTTTTTAACTGTTCATTAATATTATCTACAAGAGTATCTATTGTTAGTTCTTCTTGTATATCATTAATTTTAAGTAAACCATTCAAATAACCAAGAATTGAATGTAATGTAATTCCATATCCAAAAACTCTGTCTTTGTCAAGTAATGGTTTTTTGTTTAAAAATACTTTTACTACATAAATAAAATCAGAAATGGTTTTACTTTTATTCATTTCGGATTGTGCTATTTTATCAACAAGCATTGCATCTGAATGTCCATAACTATTTTTCATTTATTCCTCCTTTTCTAATATGCTTTTTTATTTATGGTTAATAATAAGGAGATGGTTCTATTAAATAAATAATTTCAATTTTATCTCCTTCATAAATAATATTTTTTTCAAAATGAAAAGCAGGAAATTCGGGAACATCTTTTCCAAATGAATATTCAATGTCAGCAAAATCTTTGTCTATTTCTTCCAAATCTATTTGTAAGGGAGAAGGCATACATACCCTAACTTTTGGTGTTATGTTTGTATATTTCTTAACAGCAACTTGTATTTTTTTAATGAATTCGTCTTTTGCGTTATCAAATTTTTCTCCTCTTATCGCATCACACTCTAATTGTCTACGTTCTGACTCCAATTCAATACACAAAGTGTTTATTGTTGAAAGTTTATCCCTGATAATTTTTTTATTCTGAAGTTTATTTTCTTTGAGTAGCGTATTAATATTATTAGCCAAACTTTTAATTTCAGTTGTTTTTTTTGTAATATCATCCATGTTTAAATTCCCCGCTGTTTTGGTTTTCTATCAACCTTAAAAGTATTTTCTATTTCTTCCCATAGATCAATGACTTTATTCTTGAGATCAAGTTCTAAATTGTTGTCTTCAATATGACGAATAGCGGCATCCATTTGTGCAAATTCTTTTGTGATAGCATCATATTTTGTGTCTTTAATATTGAGTTTTAAATATGCAAGATTACCTCTAATATCATCAATTCCAAAACCAAAAACAATGAATAAATTTCCTGTACGAAATGGATCATCTACAGATTTCTTTACAAGATAAGTTGATTGTATGCCAAATGTTTTTTTCTGTTCAACTCCATATATTGTTTTAGCTTTTACTAAATAACGATTTTGTGCTGCTGGACCTAATCGTATTCTTATTGAAGCATAAAATGGAATTCCTTTACCTCCAGATGTAGTCTCCCCATAATCACCCTGACGTATTTGATTAGAACAAGCTATAATCAACCCACTTCTTTTTATTAAACGGCATGTCTTTCGTAAACCTTGACTAAAATCTTTTGCTATCTTTTGTCCACGTTTATCACCTTTTTCACTTAATTCAAGATCAGAACTAAGTGCTGCCAAACTATCAGTGGCGATAATATTTGCTGATCCGATTAGAGCATCTCCTGGTTCCCAACTTAGAATGTGATCAAAAACTTCTGTTACTGTATCTGGCATGTGATAAGATTCTTTAACTAATTCCATTCCATATATTCTTGAATACTCTTGATCTAATCTACCTTCAGGATCTAAAAATTTTACTTTTCCGCCTTTAAGTTGTGCATCAGCACACATTTCAGCAAGTACTGCAGTCTTCCCGGATTGACTTGGGCCAAATATTTCCATTAGTATTCCTTTTGGAATCCCACCACCACGTACTCTACCACCTGATATATCTAAATCAAGAAGAGTGCACCCCGTAGATATAACAGAACTAAAATCTCCTTCATTTGGAGTGACTTTAATTTCTTCCGGTTCTTCTTTAGATCTATCTTTTATCTGATCAACATCTGATTTTTTAATTGGTTTTTTTGGCACTTTTTATTCCTTTTAAAATCTAATTGGTTCATCTGTTATGCATCTTAACCTTGCACATGCTTTTGGATCTCTATATTCTAATCCCACATACCATTCCATTCTTGTTCTATACACAGGTTTTTCTGTTAATAGTCCTAAATCAGTAACTCTCATATCCTCATCCTGAATTCCAACTATTCCTTTATCTGATAAAGATAGACAATATATTGAGGTTGTATTTTTATTTCCAAGCATATCTTTTTCTAAAAATTCATTGAAATTATAATTTTCAGAATTGTTGTATTCTTCTGTGAGATTAATAATTGGTAATCCCTTATATACAATAATCCAACGACCAAATGCATCAATAATACGCTTTAAATATTTATCAATATTTTTAGTATACCATATTTGAAACCTTCTATATAAAATTTGATTCATAAGTAAATGAGTAGGGTTGTTAACTGAAGCAATTAAACGATCTAAATTTGTTATTGATAGCATACTTCCATGCACAGTATCAGTATTATCAAATAGTTGATCATTAGTACAATGTGATTTTATTCCTTCAATTTTGTTATGTGTTTTCTTAGAATTATTAAAAAGAAGTTCATTTGTAATAGAACAGGCTCTTGATTTTAATAACATTGTTTCATGTAGTGCTCTTTGTATTACCACAGAAGTATCTACATCAAAATCAGCACCAGCAATACCTAAATATTTATATTTTTTTTCCCCAACATTTTCAAAAGGTAAATATTGTAATGGGGGTGATTTGTTTGCAATAATTTCCATTACAGCAGCTGGCCATGGATTACCTTTAGCCATCAATAATTTAGAACGTTCAATTAAAGTCAAAGCATCTGTATCAACATTTACCATGCCCACCTCTA